CGTCACCACGCAGTAACGGTTTGATGAAGAGGTCTGCTGCCTCTGCCGCCTCTACCATCAGCGACGTGACAGGATACAGCGCGTCTGTGTAGATCGCTGTGTTCTGCGCTAGCTTCTGGTATTCGTTAAAGTTCATACCTGTCTCTCTCCAATCATCTATAGACGTCGTCTTCATAGCCTTCTTCCTCTTCGTCGTCTGTGTCGTCGTAGTCGTACAACTCTTCCAAGTCCCAGGAGTACAAGTCTAAATACTCCTCAAACTTTGCCCTGTTCTCGATGATGCGTCCACGCAAGCGTAGCGTCAGCTCACCAACCCCTATGTTACATAGCTCTAGTATTTCGTACGGATCACAACGTTCACGTATGAGATGAAAGAGCTGTTCTAAATCTTTCACTTCCAACCTCCTAAGTCCATATACTCTATTATGGGAGCGCCGTGAACGACAACCCCGCAAGCTATGATAGGCTTACGCGGGAATTGTTTACCGTATGCAAACGCCATTTGTTTATTGTCAACACCACAACCAACAGCTAATCCCCACACCAAACGATTGCGTGTAGCAGTAGCTGATACGCCAGCGTTACTGTGATTATGTCCAGTCACTGTTGATTGCATACGCATCTCAGCATCCTTGCGGAAGCCGTTAACACCTAACGCCGTATGTCCGTGGTGGTAAAGCACGTCGTCAATCTCTATCTCGTCTTCAACCTGCCACCCCTTCGGCATCTCATATACATCCTTCAGCGGCTTCATCCACACCTCTGAGTCCATACCGATGTTCTTTAGCTGTCGTGCAGGGATGAGGTCGTGGTTGCCGTTGATGAGTGTTAGCTTAGGGAATGCTTTATACCACTGCTGTAGTCTGTCGCGTGCATCTATCAGCTCACAGTTAGCACCCTTCAGCATAGGCTCTGACTGATGAAACGATAAGCTGTGGTGGTCGATGAGGTCGCCTATGTGTACGACTGTGTCAACGCCATAGGCGGCGAATACGTTCTGGCAGAAGTCTAAGTAGCCCTCTAATTCGTAGGGAATATGCGTGTCTCCAATGATTCCAACTATAGCCATTACTTACGCCTCCGTTCTTCGTTAGTCTTCGTTTGATGGCAAGTCTTACAGAGCACTTGAAGATCTCCACTCTCGCAAAACAAACGTGATACAAACCCCTCCAGGTCGCTAGCTTTGTTAAGCGAGCCGCATGGTTTAATATGGTCAACTTGCACCTCCTTAGCCTGATAGCCTTCGCCGCAAGCAGCGCAGGTGTATTCAAAACGGTGACGCTTCCCTTCAACAGCGTACTTAGCCTGACCGAGTACGTGATGCTTGACAGGATACGTCATAAACCCTTTACGCAGCAGTGAGCGGATGAAGCTCCAGTAGCGAGCCTCAGTCCACTTACCGCCAGCGCGTGTCTTAGTTACTGTCCGTACCATCTTCCTTCTCCGGCGGTGTCCAAACTTCGCCGTCGCGTTTACGTATATACAACAACTGACCAATCTCAGTTAGCCACTTCGTAAGCACAACGTCTTTCTCGTCTAGGCACATACCGACAGCGTCATACCCTTCAGCGTACTGATTGTAGACGTACTGGTAGCAGTCGTAGGGAGTGGTACACTCTAGCAAACCTTCCTTGATTTTCTTTAGTGCACGACGACCAACCATCTTAAACATTCCAGGGATGTTGTCAGTGGAGTCGCCTGTTAGTAGTTGTGTGTAGAAGAAGTGCATAGCTTCCGTCTCGGTCACTTCGTACATGACATCTTTACGCCAGTTATAGTGAGTGCCTGCGACGGTGTCGAGGTCTTTGTCGAGCGTTGCTATGATGTGTCCGTGTTGCGTGGCGCGTATGCCTAACTGATCGTCGGCTTCTTCACCTTCGATTAGCTCACCGTTGCGGTGGTTTAGGATGTGTGAACGGATGTCTGCGTACAGCGTAGGCTTGTGCGCTCCGTCACGGTTCCCTTTGTATGGTGCAATGGTAGCTGTGGTTTCGCGGTAGTTACCTTTGCCCGTGAGTAAGACGCTGTAGCTGTCAGCGTTGCAGCTCTTGATGATGCTGTCGATGAGGCGGTTTACGGAGTCGATGACGAAGGCGACTGGGTCGCCCTCGCCAGCAAATCCAACGCTATAGACGATGATGTCACCATCTATATTGACGTGTGTCATAGCGCAGCGCTCAAGTCCACTTCGCCAGTGTCTCCACCTTTCTCGTATATCTTGAGGTCGGTGATAACTAGCTTCTTCAGGTTGGGCGAGACCCCTTTACGTCCTTGTGGGGAAGTCCATTCGTAAGAGCTGATGACGGCTGTGATGCCACTTCCGTTACCAATCTTGACGCCCTGGAGCGACTCGCCAGTCTTATCTGCTGCTTCGATGGGGAACTTTGATTTACACGTGACGAAGAAACCACGATCATCTCCTTTGTTTTTGACACTGATTCCGCGCTCTTGCAACGCATCTACTGCTTGCGCTGAGAGATTGCTGATGTCAACCTGATACTTACCGCTGTACTGGTTGATCTGATCCAGCTGTGCCCAAAATGCTGTTCCCTTTACTACTGTGTTTTCATTACTCATTGACATTCTCCTTTCGGTGTCGTCTATTATGCGGCTCCTGCCGCGTACTTGCAAGTATAGCATGGCTGTTTATGCCCATGCAACTAATGCGTCTCCGCCCACGATGAACCAATCTTAAACTCTCCATCGAGAGGGCAACGCAATTCTAAGCATTCACCAGCACGGCGAATGGAATTCCTAAACGTGTGACCTACAGCCTCGGCGTACGCTTCCGGTGCTTCCACCTGAAACTCGTCGTGTACCTGAGCCACTAGCTTGAATGGTACTTTGTTCTTACGTAGTCGATTGACAGCGAGTACAAGCGCCTGCTTCATAACGATAGCACCAGCTGATTGTAGTAGTGTGTTGAGTGCGGAGTGTTCGCTGCGTATTCGAACCATGCGTCCATCTAAGCCTACTATTTTGCCTTTAGCTGCACTCGCTTCAACACGCTTACGAAGCGTAGATAACCCTGGCGTATTACTTAAGAAGCGGTTTCTCAACTCCTGACCTTCGCCACGACCTCCTCCAATAATAGTACCAATCTTCTCATTACCTGCTCCGTATAAAAAGGCGTAGATGAATGTCTTAGCCTGGTTGCGTGTCTCAAGTCCTGCTGCTTTCTGGTTTGCTGTATGTATGTCTCCAGTAAGTAATTCATTAGTGAAGCTGTCGTTTTTCAAATAGTGAGCCAACATACGTAACTCCAAACCGCTCGCATCAATACCTACTAACAAGTGTCCGTCCGGCACAGTCCAGCACTCACGGTACAGAGACTCCGATGGAATCTGTGCCATGTTAGGTGAGCTGTGTGTCATGCGTCCGGTGACAGCACCGCATGTGTTAACACGACCATGCACACGACCGTCGCTAGCGTAAGCATCTATCCACGAGTTAACCATACCTAAGCGCTTCTGTAACGTTAGATACTCAAGCACTAGCTCGGCTTCAGGGATGTGCGTCAGCGCCGCTAACGTCTTCTCGTTCACGACAACCGCACCCTTCTCTGTGTGCTGCTTCCACACCGCACCTTTAGTCTCAAGACGCTTAGCAATCTGCTGTCTGCTGCCTACGTTAAATACTTCAACGTTATCCTTCAGCCGCTTGCCCGTCTTCTCACTCCAGCGTTCGGTGATTATAGGCGGAAACACTTGCTGTAGCTGTTCCTCTATAGCATCCATGCGATCGCTGTGTTCTGAGCTTATGTTGCACGCCATATCGAAGTCTAACATGAAGCCGTTGTCTTCTTGCTGTTTGGTGTAGACAGCCACTTCGTGTTCTAAGTCGATTGACAGCGGAGAGAACCCTTCCTCTGATAGCAGTTTGACTAAGTGCTTGTACAAGTGCGCGTTAACCACGGTGTCTTGTACGCAGTAGTCAATCATCTCTTGAGTTAAGCCGCCGTCAAAGTCGGTGAAGTCACCCTTCTGCTCGTTGCCCATGCGAATACCCCAGGCGCGGAGTGAATGCCCGCCATCTAACGACGGATTGTACAGTCGGCTCATTACTAACGTATCAATAACTTTCTTTGCGTCTATGTCTATGCCCCACACCTGCCGTAACACTGGCACGTCGAAGCCTATTAAGTTATGACCGACAATGCTGTCGGCCTTAACAAGGTGAGCGGAGAGGGAAGCGGCGTCCGTAAACACCGCTGTCTCCAAAGTATTAACGTTGCACGTAGCTGCCATCCAGATGGTGTCATGTGCTAAGTTAGTTTCTATGTCGAGTACAATCTGCATACCTACTCCTATAACTCGCAAGCTCCACCGACGCAGGCAAGCTCTTGTGAACCTGTTGTCTCGTCGGATGCCTCGTTCAAGTTCCAGTCTATCACTTCAGGCATCAGCTTAACAAGCTCGTTGTAATCCTCTTCTGAGATAGCTTCGTATGGTGCTTGCTTATACGTGTGATCTGAGTAGGGCAAGAAGCTAACGCCGCTGACGCTGTCGAAGTTGTTGTACAACCAGTTGCCGATATTTAGGTACTCGTTATCGCGGTAGTAGACAGTGATTGACGGCTTGTGTTCACACCAGTGCTCCTGGTACATCGTCCACAACTCAAGCTGCTCCAACCCTGTCTGCTCTCCAGCAATGATAGCACCCTCTGGCGCACGCTTAGCGAATGAGAATATCTTAGTGGAAGCAGATGTAATGTCTGTCTCTACTGGAACACCCGCATTCTCTAGCACTGCACATAGTGGGTCACGAGCATCAGCACGGACACGGCGAATATAATAAGGGCTAAACCTTCCATGTATTCCACTAGCGCTATCCACCAACTGCGATACTGTGCCAGATGGCTTGACGCATGTGATAGCTGCGCTTTGATTGATGCCCAACTTCGACGCCCACTTCTTGTTAACTGCGACAGCTTCATCCTTCAGCTCCTCTAATATCTCTGACAAATCTCTACGTCTGCCGTTATCAAACCACAAGCCACCGTCAGACTCCATAGCTAACACGCTGTGGTCTAAGATGCCTGTCATACTTACGCCCAACAACGCTTCCTCTTCTGTGTTCTCTTTCCACTTGCGTCGTAGGTAGCGGAAGTCGGTTAAGGTAGCTTGGAGAGTTCCAAGGATACTCGCAATTCGTACCTTCCGTCGCAGAGACTCGAATGTGTCGTCAGACCTGACAACAACTTCTGACAAGTTACAAAATTGGTTGGGTCTGAGGATAATTTCTGAGCAAGGATTTGTGCCAAAGTCCCAGTCGCTATCTCGTCTACCGTTTTTCGCAGCCTGTTTCTGACTTGCCACTCTACTAAAGATACCTCGTTCGCCTGATTGTGATTCATATAAACTTACCCACTCATTTAAAAACTCTATAAAGTCTGGCTTCTCTGTGTAACACGCGCTGTTATTAGCTAATCCTCGTTGTGGTTCTTCGTCCCACCACTGCCCGTGCTTCGCTCTTCGTATTTTGTCGTCTTCGAGGTTGCTGAGGGAGATGAGGGCGCTTCGTCTAACTCCTCCGACAACCACGATCTGAGCGATTTTGCAGCATATATCATGGCATTCAATAGACGATAGTTTTCGCCCAGCCGCCCGCTTAAAGACATCAACTGTAAATTTGAATAGGTCGACAAGCGGCTCGGGTCCGGAAGCTCTTCCACCAAATGTTTTAAGTGTTGCTCCAGCTGGACGCACTTTTGACACATCCCAAGAAGGGAGTTGCCCACTGTAAAGCAGTGATATGAGTTCTCGATATGCTTTAGCCCATCCGATTTTGCTGTCGACGACTGTGATTGTTGTTTCTGTTTCATGGAAGTCCTCTGATACGGTTGGTAGTTTAGTTACGTACTGAAGCTCTACCGAGAAACCTACACCTGTACCGCACATAAGTATATACATCATCTCATCGAACGCACGCGGGTGGTCAATAGGGAGGTAGCTACAGTTAAACCCTGCGACGTTGTCGCGGTCGAGTGCAGCACCTGCGGTCATAAGCGCACGCATTGACGGCATTACTTCCAGGTTTAGTATGGCGTTGTACACGTCATTGTAGTCTTGGCCTTTGAGCTGGCCACGATCTTTAAAGTAATCACAGTAGCGCCTCACTGTTTCTTCCCACGTCTCACGCCGCTGTTCCTCTGGGATGTAGCGTGCGTAGCGTGATTTATGTATGTATTGTTGATAGCTGTCCATTTAGTTCTCCTTAAAGTGCATTCTCATCGTATTCTACCATACGTCCTGTCTCCATAGAATACAGCAGCGAACAAGCCTTACCCGTCTCACCGCTGAATCTATTCTTTAACACGCGTACACGTGTCGTGTTCCTCTCTGTCGGGTCGTCAGCCTGGGCGTTTCGTTCTAAGCCGATGACGATGTCGCTAAGCTGCGCAATCGAAGCACTACCACGCAACTGCGCCAGCGACGTAGTCGCCCCTTCCTCGTGACCCTTGCTTTCTGGTCGCTTGAGGTGGCTCACTACAAACAGCGAGATACCCGTCTCCTGCACCAGCGTTCTGAGCTTCGTCATAATCTCATCAATCGCCTTGCGTTCGTCTCCGTTCGACTGAGCGCTAACGATGATGGACACGTGGTCGATGAATACGTATTTACAATCCATCGCCTTCGCCATATAGCGAACACGCGCAACGATGTTATCCACGTCACTGCTTCCGAAGTGATCGAACAAGAATATCTGCCCGTCTCCGAACACGTTGTCGAAGGCTTGCTTTCGTTCTTCGTCACTTGATTCCGTGGTTGGTAGGTGTAGCGGTTTGTTTACCGCCAGCGACATAAGCGACAGCGCTGTACGCCGGACACTCTCTTCCATCATCATCAAGCCGATGGAGTCGGTGCAGCTCTGCTTAATAGCAAAGATAACCTCACGCAAGAACTGCGACTTACCTAAGCCACTACCTGCACACACCGTCACCATCTCCGCCGGACGTATCCCGTACGTGATCTTATTCAAACCATCGAACGGATAGAACACGGCGGCGGATTCAATGGGAGAGTTAACCACTTCCCACAACTCATCACCACACACAATACCGTCGGGGGTGAACGCTTCCGCCTTCCAGAATGCGTTATTGAATGCGGCGGCGTCGTCTGCCTTGAGGTAGTCGCACGCGTCCTTGTGTCCGTTGACGTGACGCATCACCTTAGACTTACCACCGAACAACTCCGCTACTTTCTCGGCAGCTTCACGCCCTGGCGCGTCGTCATCGAAGCACACGACAACACACTCGAACGAGTCGAGCCACTCATACGAGTGTTTGCAATCGCGTAGCGCACCCGACGCACCACTGCGTACACTGACAGCGGGATACCCACCCATCATTTGATGCGCCGCCATTGCGTCCAACTCACCTTCACATACAACGACGTACTTACCACCGCCGCTGAACGCCTGCTGACCGAATAAGCCGACGTCTGTGACATCCCCTGCGGTGAGGAACACTTTACCCTTGAGGCGTGTTTTAGACGCCACTGGGGTGATTGAGTCTTGCTGATTGTAGTACGGGTATATCTGGCGATCGGATTCGACAACCACCTTGTAAGTTTTAACCGTCTCCGGCGTTAGCTTACGCTCTGGTATTGCCTTCGGTGTTGCTTTAGCCAGGGCGGTGAGGATTGTGTCAAACTGCGGTGATGGTGTACGCGACACCACTTGCTCCGTTGCTTCTGACACCTTCTCACGCTCGTTACAGCTGAAGCAATGCCGCCAGCCATCGTCGTTGATAGCAGCGGCGTCACTGCTACCACACTTGGGGCACGGTATGTGCGTCTTGATAAAGCGACTCATGCGTCAGTCTCCGGTGTTAGCTTGCCGTCACGCTGTAGCGACGTAATGACGTCTACTAATTTGTGGTGGGATGCTGTGGGTGGTTGACGCTTGCGAGTCTTCATCACGTGCAAGGCGTAAGCGAATGAATCAGACTCGATGAGTTCTTCTGTATAGTCTACGAAGTAAGCGTCGGAATTGTTAACGTCGTTTAAGTTATACATACTACAACCTCTTAGTTAATCTTTAACAACGTTAACGTATACATTTTACCATAAATTTCTGCATACGTCAACGTAAATAATTTACATCTCTTGTCGCGCATCGCGCTCGGCGATTAAATCATACTCAATCTGCTTAATCAAACCGCTGTGCACTTTGTCGAGTATGAAGCGACCCACTGCCTCAACATCGTTACTTTCGATTGCGTCCAGGAAGCGATGCCAGTGAGACGCGAACGCCTCTCTGTTCTGTTGCAGTTGGTCGATCGTCTTAGCACCTGGGTATGGTAGCGGTGTGTCGATGATGTCGTCTATGATGTAGTCGACACCCTCACACACATTCTTCCACTTGGTCGTGGACAGTGACGCTCGCTCGTGCTCGAAATACTGTTTGCGTGCTTCGTAACAACAATCAACGTCATCCATAAAGTTGATGTCGTTTGGAAAATCTACTATGAACATAACATATCTCCTGTGAATGCCCCTGAGAGGCTCTGTATGGCTCTGTGAGCGCTTTTAATGTTTAAGTAATACGTTGACCTTACTCGATGCTTGCGTTGCTTGTACGGCTTCTCATTCACCATCATCACACAACCCTTTTAGTGTCTCTTCTTCGTCATTACCGCAATACGGACAGCATTCGGCTATCTCGTATTCGTACTCGGTGAACGTAAGCGAGCACACGTCGCAATAGATTGTTTCTACATTCATAAACTCACCAATCACACTTAGAACATAACAGCGTGTAGCACACTTGACCACACACCCCAAAGAATATACCTAAACCGAATATCGCAAACGCTTTGCTAAACTGCACGTCGAATACAGCCGCAGCACCTGCGATAAACGATAGGGCGGACGCTATCAAGAATAATAGCGCCAACACCATCAAGACCACTTCTAAAATTCTAATCATTGTTTACACCTCGCTATCGTCTAACAAGCGTTCAACATCACGACGCACCATTTCAAACAACACCCAATAAGCCATTTGTGTGATGACGTCGTCTAAGCCCTTGCTGTCGTCCACTAACTCTGTAAACGTGTCTTCGGCGTCGATGTAAACGTCGTAGTCGTGCGTCCTGGCGTAGTGTACCAAGTCCCAAGCACTGGCGTAGTAGATGACGTATGCGTTACCGTCTACGTAGTCGTGAATCGCGTCGCACACGTCAAACCCTTCGTTCTTAACCAACTCGACTACTTCGCGTGCCAAGTGTGCTGTTTCTGTGCTTATTTCTGAATATGTAATCATCGTTATCAACTCCATTATTCGCAATTGTGTAGTTCAGTGTAAACCGCCGCCTGATGGTCGGTAAGTGTGTTGCCAAATTTAGCTTGTGTTTGCTCAACCGTCAGCTTGCCGCTTTCGGATGCGTTGAAAAGGGCGGCAAATTCGCCCTTCATGTAGTAATACCCAGCGTCAGAGCCGTTATAGCGCTGTCCTGGCGGGTAGTGGTCGTTAAACATCGCAAGAGCGCACGAAAATCCAATCGCGTCGATGTTGTGTTGCATGTCCGCATACCCTGCATCGTATGCTTTAACTAATCTGAAATCGTCTGTGTGCATGATGTATCTCCTCTGTTTGTTTTATGCTGTCCACGCTTGAGCATACTCATATGCGTGCTCAATGCTATCAGTGCGAAGTGTTTTTACGTGTGTTTCCTGCCCTTGCGCATCAAAATCCACAAGACGACAGACCACGGAATAGCGTTTCCCTTCGGACAGTTCATGAATGGTCGCTGTCTGTCCGAGACCTTCTGTGTTGTATAAATAATCTATTTCAATAATTTTCATGTTGTTCTCCTTAGTTATAAACCACTTCTAAAACTCGAATAACCCGCTTGCGGCTGTCCGTAGCCCAGTCTTCCAAGACACCATCACGCACCACGCTAACGTGTCCGCGACTCCACACTAGGAAGGTACCATACCGCGACAACTTGCGTGTAACCGTCTTAAGCGTACCGCCGCCAACGTTAACTGGCAATAAAGACACGCCATGATCTGTTAGCAGTTTGATTTGATCGGGGAAGTATGTGCCGCGTCCCGTGCGCCGTCCGCGACGTTGCCATTCCGCCCGTGCCTTGCCAAACTTCCACCCAAGCACTAGGGCGGCGGCGATAACGGTGCAATAGTTGCCTTCGCCTTTGTAGTGTGACGCCGCTTGTTTTAGCGACGCATACGTTACGTGTTTGCGTTCCATTGTTTCGACTCCGTGTAGTCTCGTCAGCGCGGTTACGATTCACCGCGTACAATGGCAACCAAGTAGACGCAACGACGTGCAACTAGGTTGCGTTCTCGGCGCTCCGCGGCTAACCGTATACGCTTCGGTGCGGTGAGTGCGTCGTGTTATCTACTCGGTTGCAACGATGATTGAATCGTAGGCTACTTTGCTATGTCATCGTGTCCAACGGCCACTCTATAGATTTCGCTTCCGGCAATCATCGACTTGGGTTACCCGCTGTGGGCTGGTAGGCTTTATCACGTCCGTTGGCCGTATCCTACCTTGTATGTGAGCTAACCACTCTGTCGCGCTCCCAAGGCCTTCGGTATTTTTGCTATAGCGCCGTTACCCGCTGTAGTCGACTCGGTGTTGCTGTGCCGATGTGTGTAGATTATCGATGACCGGTGACGGTGTCTAATTTATTTCGTGAATAGTCGTTATTCATTTCGTGAATGTAGGTCGATAGCGGTGGTTGGTGTCGTGTCGGGTGAGTACGCTATAGGCTCCCGCATCGCCCCTCGCTCCCGTTCTTTACCGCGCGCCAGCGTGTGCGTGTGCGTACGTGTGCGCCTGGGTGTGCGCTGGCGGGCGTATGCGTGCGTGTGCGTGCGTATGCGGGTGGGTGCGCGTACGGGGGCGGGGGTGGGGGCGCGCGCGTTAGTAATGTTAATGTAGCCCCCTCCGTTTGCGAGGGAGTAAATTTAAGAAAACTGTATAAATAAACAGTAGTCTAAGGCATTGATATCGCTCTACTTAGACGATTTAGTTATATACAAGAAATGGCGGCACTACAAACTGCTAGATGTTAGCGTAATAAGAGAAGAATCTACTGAATTTGTGTGAATAATACAACTATTGCGTATTTAGCTATTGACTTTCTCTGTAAAATATGATATAATAACCCTATTGTTATACGATAGAGAGACGTTGAACACGACAGCTTGACTACTTACGTCGGAATTCTGTCAACGTCAACCCACTACTATCAACCAACAACTACTTTCATCAACGGTAACATACGTAGATGTCGCCAGAGCTGTGTAGCCTCTGTTAATACACAAGACTCTGGAGTTGAGTGTCTTTGTATGTCGTGTTTAAATAGGAGGTTGTAGTAAGTTGTCCTCTCCAACGAATGAGTTTCAAATCAAACGTAAGCGTGGAAGACCACGTAAAACTGATTTAGCCGAGACCGCTGGCCTCACGAAGCGTGAACAGTCAGCAATCATGCGTGAGTACCGGTCTCGTATGCTTGCGTCCCCTAAATCAGAGAAAGTGTTGCAGAAGATCATGGATGCAGCACTAGACGACGACCACAAAGCGCAGGCTGTCGCGTGGAAAATCATCGCTGATCGCTTGCTGCCAGTGTCAGGGTTTGCAGAAGAAAGCAACTCACGACCTTCAATACAAGTTAACATATCAACAGTGAGTGACGCCATCAACGTAGGTGGTACAACGATTGACGGAGAGGTAAATGAAACTTAAACATTTCGAGATTGAAGAGTTTAATTGTAAAGAGACGGGTGCTAACAACATGTCACCCAACTTCCTCATCATGATTGATCGTTTAAGAGAGTTGTGCGACTTCCCCTTCGTTATCACCAGCGGTTATAGGAGCGATAAACACTCCGCTGAGCGTGATAAACCAAACGGTGGTGGTACGCATACAAAAGGTATTGCAGCGGATATAGCGGTATCTAGCGGCTTTGAGCGCTATATGATTGTAGAGAAGGCGATAGAGCTAGGTTTCAAAGGTATTGGCGTTGCTAAAGGGTTTGTACACGTAGACTTACGCAATAGCAACTACCCCGTACTATGGACATACTAATATGGTTACTTATGGCTCTAAAGGGTATATACCGCAGGTAGCTGACAATAACACTTACGTTAGCGTAATAACAGTCCCTACTGGTTATCACTGCAAAGTAAACTACTTCCTTGCAGCTGCTAGTGGTTCTATAACTATAGATGCTCGTTGGTCTGACGGAAGTGATTATTCTTTCCTACACAGTAAGAATATGTCCGCTGGAGATTTAGTAGAGTTTGGTGGTGATGGTAAGTACCTCATCATGACGGAAGGTGAGACTATTGACATACAGTGCTCTTCCGTTAATGCTACGTTCATCATCTCTTATGAGCTGTACATAGCGCCAGCAAGCACTATCGTTCTATGACAGACTTAAACATATCACTACTACCGTGGCAACAAGAGGTGTTTAACGACCCCACACGGTTTAAAGTGATTGCCGCTGGACGACGTACAGTTAAGTCGCGTCTAGCAGCCTGGATGCTCATTCTGAATGCGCTGAATGACAAGCCAGGTGGTGTGTTTTACGTAGCTCCGACGCAAGGGCAAGCTCGTGACATTATGTGGTCAACCATCTTTGACTTGGCGTCACCCATAATTAAAGGGCAAAACGTTAACAACTTAACCATCACCCTAATAAATGGCGCAACTATTTCTTTGAAGGGTGCTGACAGACCAGACACAATGCGTGGTGTGTCGTTGAAGTTCTTGGTCATGGACGAATATGCGGACATGAAACCAGACGTTTGGGAAGTTATTCTACGCCCAGCGTTAGCTGACCAGAAGGGTAAAGCTGTCTTCATAGGTACACCACAAGGGCGCAACCATTTCTACGATTTATATCAATATGCAGAGTTAGGAGACGATGACACTTACAGGGCTTGGCACTTTACGTCTTACCAGAACCCCCTCCTTGATCCGGAAGAGATTAACGTCGCAAAGAAGTCGATGTCCTCTTACGCGTTTCGTCAAGAGTTTATGGCTTCGTTTGAAGCGAAAGGCTCGGAGATGTTTAAAGAAGAGTGGGTTACATTCGTGGATGATGCGTACGTTAGCAACGGTGATTATTACATCGCAGTTGACTTGGCAGGCTTTCAAGATGTCTCTAAGAAGCGCTCTAAGAATACACGACTAGACAATACAGCCATAGCGATTGTACGTGTAGATGAAGAGGGTTGGGTTGTAGAGAATATCATCTACGGACGCTGGACGCTTGAAGAGACAGCGCAGAAGATATTCCAAGCCGTACGTGATTACAAACCCGTCAGCGTTGGTATAGAGCGTGGTATTGCTAAGCAAGCCGTTATGTCCCCGCTAACAGACATGATGAAACGCTACAGCTTCTTCTTCAGAGTGGAAGAGTTAACACACGGCAACCAGAAGAAGACAGACCGTGTGATGTGGGCGTTGCAAGGTAGGTTTGAGCATGGGCTTATTCGTTTACGCAAAGGTGAGTGGAACAGTTGCTTCTTAGATGAGTTGTTCCAGTTCCCTGACCCACTAACCCACGACGACTTAATTGACGCGCTAGCCTACATAGATCAGCTAGCCAAAGTAGCATACTCCGGTTCGTTTGTTGAGTATGACGAATTCGACGTATTAGACTCTGTATCAGGATACTAACTATGAGAGATTATAACGAAGGCGAAGAACCCATCATCATCGAGCAAAACCTAGAAGACTGGGTGATGTATAAGTGTGATGAATGGCGCGACCACTACGAGAATAACTACAGCCAGAAGTTTGAAGAGTATTATAGACTCTGGCGTGGTATCTGGGCGTCAGAAGACAAGACGCGTGACAGCGAACGCTCACGTATCATCTCTCCCGCACTCCAGCAAGCGGTTGAGTCTTCTGTAGCAGAGCTAGAAGAAGCTACATTTGGTCGTGGTAAGTGGTTTGACATCAAAGACGACAAAGGTGATCCAAACCCCGCTGACGTTGTATTCCTAAGACAACAGCTGCATACAGACTTCCAGAAGACTAAGATTCGTAAAGCGGTTGCAGAGTGTTTAATTAACGCCGCTGTCTTTGGTACGGGTATTGCGGAAGTTGTTTTAGAAGAAGAGAAGGAGATGGCTCCGGCTACGCAGCCTTTGATGGATGGTGACCTCACCGCTGTAGGTGTAAACATCCGTGATCGCGTCGTTGTTAAAATGCGTCCCATCATGCCACAGAACTTCCTCATCGACCCCATCGCTACCAGCATCGACGAAGCACTCGGTGTTGCTGTTGATGAGTTTGTGTCTAAGCATCGCGTAGAGCAGCTACAAGAGAGTGGTGTTTACTTCGACGTACCACTACAAACAGCACCCTCTGACTTCGACCTAGAACCTGACCAAGAGTTAGCGGTGTTTGAGCAAGACAAAATACGACTAACGAAATACTACGGTCTCGTACCCAAGCATCTGCTAGACAGTGTAGAAGACAACGAAGAGCTGGTTGAGTCAGAAGAAGCAGAAGGTTATTACGTAGAAGCGGTTGTAGTTATTGCTAACGGTGGTGTCTTGCTGAAGGCAGACCGCAACCCCTACATGATGCAAGATCGACCTATTGTCGCGTTTCCCTGGGATGTCGTGCCTTCACGATTCTGGGGACGTGGCGTCTGTGAGAAGGGTTATAACAGTCAGAAAGCCCTCGACGCAGAACTCCGTGCACGTATTGACGCGCTCGGCCTAACTGTCCACCCAATGATGGCAATGGACGCTACACGCATCCCGAGAGGGACGAAACCGGAAGTACGCCCAGGTAAGCTACTACTGACAAACGGCGATCCTAGAGAGGTGTTACATCCATTTAACTTTGGCCAAGTGGGGCAGATTACGTTTGCACAAGCGCAGTCGCTACAAGCGATGGTACAGCAAGCAACAGGCGCTATTGACTCTGCTGGTCTAGGAGGAGCAATCAATGGCGAAGCTACAGCTTCTGGCATCTCTATGGGCTTGGGTGCTATCATCAAACGACACAAGCGAACACTCATCAACTTCCAAGAATCCTTCTTAATACCGTTTGTTCAGAAAGCAGCTTACCGCTATATGCAGTTTGATCCTGAGAACTACCCC